GCCCGCCACGGCAAGCCGTCCCGACGCCGTCCAGATCACCTACGTTGCGGGCTATGCGTCAACATCCAGCCCGTTTGATGCGGCATCTGGAGTTCCGGCGGCAGTAAAGGCAGCGATGCTGCTGACCATTGGCGACCTATATGAGAACAGGGAAGGGTTGATAACAGGCGTACCCGTTGCCACCAACCCAACCGTCATGCGCCTGCTGGATCAATACCGGGTCTACAGATGAGGATTCGGGCGGGGCGGTTACGCAATCGGCTAACGCTGCAATATAAGACAGAAACGCGCACATCCACGGGCGCGGTTGAGCATACGTGGACAACCGACAGCACCGTCTGGGGCGCGATTGAGCCGCTATCCGGCAAAGAATACATCGCCGCCAGTCAGACGCAGAATGAAAACACGGTGCGGATCGTCATCCGTTATCACGCCACGATTGCCGACACCTGGCGCGTGGTCAATGACGGGCTGGCGTATTCGATACATTCAATCATCAATTCAGACTCCCGCGATCACATGATGGTTTTGATGTGTTCGCAGGGTGTGCAGAATCAGGAGTCGGTGGGTTCTCCATGACCACCAAGGTCAGCTTTAACGTCTACGGCCTCAAAGAGCTGCAAAAGGCTTTAACGCAACTGCCGAAAGAATTGGTGAGCAATAACGGCGGGCCAGTTCGAACCGCGCTGATGGCTGCAACACTGCCCGTGGTGCGTACCGCGCAAGGCACTATCCCAGACCGCGACGATATACCCAACACCGGACTGCTGGCGAAAATGATCCGGCGCAGGCGGGCGACCAAAATGCCGAAGGGTAAAGAGGCGGTTCAGGTCTACATTCGCGGCAACAAGCAGCAAGAGAAAGACGCTTATTACGCTCCGTGGCTGGAGTTCGGCGCGAAGGGGTTGCCAGGCACTCGCTGGTTTACCAAGTCGCTGGAAACAAACGCCAAGTCATCCACTGAAATATTCAAAGTCAAGCTCGCCGGTTCCATAGCCCGTATCGCCAAAAAGATTGGCAATGAGAATATCCGCGCTGTAGCGGCACAGGTAAAGAAGTCATGACAAATCTTTATGCGCTGCTGAATCCAGTTGCAGGAATCCAGGCATTGATCGGCACAGGATCAAGCCCGCAGCAGTCGCGCATCTATCCGGTGATTGCGCCTGAGTCTGCCGCGCTTCCGCTGATTGAATACAGCATCGTCACGGATGAACCAGAAAGCACACTTTCGGGCGTTGGCGACCTGCACCGGCAGCGCATCCAGATCAGTTGCCACGCCATGACCTATGACGGCGCACAAGCCCTTGCAGACGCGGTACATGACGCGCTGGAGGGTAATGGCTACCAGGCCTATCGATCAGACGGCTACCAAGGCCCGACGAAGTCTTACACCGTTGCGCTTGACTGGTCATTTATCGAAATCTAGCAGCAACACAAACCGAGTTTTTCCAGGCCCGCTTCTGCGGGTTTTTTATTGCCCGTTTCGGGCATTTCCACAATGCCATAACCCACTTAGGAGGGCAATGAAATGGCTTATATACGCAGTCAAGGTTGTACCATTTGGCGGCAGGATGACGAAGCATCGCCTGCTAATGAATACGTCCAGATCGGCCAGGTTGTTTCTATCGACGGCCCCACTGGGTCGCAGGGAACGATTGACGTGACTCATTTGTCGTCAACAGCCCGCGAGTCCATCGCATCACTTCCCGACTTCGGAACTGTGTCGCTGGGCGTTATCTGGGACCCAGTTACCGCAGCTGTGCAGCACGACGAACTGTGGGACGATTTCAACGCGGGCAATGTGGTTCAATATCAAATCCGCTTGAGCAATTCGCCAGCTTCTCTGATGACCTTCAGCGCCACGATTACCGAGCATCCGATCAGCATTGCTGTTGATGACAAGGTTGGCGCAACCATCACCCTGAAGTGTACCGGCTCTGTAGTTCTGTCTTAATCCGAAACTGACCATAGGAATATAACTAATGGCGATTCAAAGTTTACAAGAGTTTCAATCCACCTTCGCAATGGAACCTGTAGAGGTGGATATCAGTTTAGGCACGGATGCCTCTTTTTCTATCCTGCTCAAGCCGCTTAGTTCTGCGGCTCGCGATGCGTTCGAAACCAACATCGCTTATGCGGTGAAGGACAAGGGCGAAAAGGGCAAAACAGCCCTTGCAACCCTACGCTCCAGCCTGGTTCATAAGTGTTGGGTTGGCGCTGACGGGAAGCCCATCGGTTCACTGGCTCAGATTGGCGAGCAGCGGGCTGATGTTATTGCCGCGATCTTCGACAAGGTGCGCGAATTGAACGGCATGGACAAGGATGTTGCTGCGGTAGAAGAAGAAAAAAACGACTGACCACTGACCCCCGGCTCCGCTTCCGGTTTGATCTGGCTGCGGAGCTGGGAATGTCAGTGGCACAGGTCGGGGAAATGTCGGCTGCTGAAATGGACATGTGGATGGTTCGCGCATCCATTGAACCATTTACGGCCAGGCGCATTGAAGCACAACTGGCTTATATCGCAATGTGGATTTACAACACTAACGCGAAGAAGGCCAACCAGAAGGAACTGAAAGACTTCCTGCTGTTTAATCCTGAAAAGCAAAAACCCGTTGACGCTCAAGTGTTGGACGTTTTCGGAAAACTTGGTATGAAAAAGGAATAGCCGTGGCATCGATTGCAAACTTGATCGTTAGCATGATTGCTGACACGGGCAGTTTCGATTCCGACATGCAGCGTACTGCCAAACAGCAGGAAGCTCGCATGAAGAAGATGGAAAAGGAAGCTATAGCAGCGGGTAAGGCGCTGGGCGCTGCGTTTACTGCTGTTGCAGTTGCCACAACCGCTGTTGTTGCCAAGACCATCAACGCCGCCGATGCTATGGGCGAAATGTCAGCCAAGACCGGCATCGGCACGGTGGCACTGAGTAGCTTTAAGGCGGTTTCCGAGGCTTCCGGCGTTTCGCTGGAGCAATTCACCACGGGCATTTCCAAGATGCAGCGCGGACTGGTTGAGGCCAGCCAGGGAACTGGTACGGCTGGCGATGCCATTGAACGCCTCGGCCTGTCGGTCAATGAAGTTCTGAAGCTGTCACCAGATGAACAGTTCGCGACCATTGCGGAATCCATCACCAAGTTGGGCAGCGCAGCAGAACGCACCGCAGCAGCGCAGCAGATATTTGGGCGGGCAGGGGCTACTCTGCTTCCTGTTATGCAGGATCAGGCAGAGTTTCTGCGAACTGTCACGGAAGAAATGGACTTGTTCGGCGGGGCTATCTCTGAGGAATTCGCCGCGCAAGCTGACCAGTTCGACAAGAATATGTCACGCCTGAAGATTCGCACGGATGGCTTGGCCAATTCGTTCACCGCTGCATTGATGCCCGCACTGCTTGGTATCCAAGAAGGGATGCTGGGCGCTGGCCCCGCTACCGATGCCGCTGCTGCTGCCGGTAAGCGGCTGGGCGAAGTGCTGAAAGTCCTGGCAACTGCGTTTGTTGTGGTGAAGGAAGCCGCGCTACTGTTCGGCAAGGTGCTGCTGGGTTCCGTGTTGGCTGTGTTTAACGCCATCAGGGCCGCCATATCGCCCATAACTGGCGCGATCATGGCGCTGGGTGAGGCTATGCAGGCGCTCGCAAAGGGCGACTTTGCTGGTGCTCTGGATGCCATCAAGAATGCGCCAGCCGCGCTCGCCAAAGAGTTTGAAACCGCATCCAAAAAGATGGCTGATGCGGCGGGCTTCCTCACCGAAGTCTTTACCGATGATATTCCCGCCGCTGTTGCGCGAGTCAATGCACAATTCAACGCTCATTCTAAGGTGGTGGCAACAACTGCCAAAACCTATGACACCTTGGGCAAGTCTGGTGCTGATGGAATCAAAGGGCTGGAGCAGGCTGCGGCTGGATTTCTGAGGGTTCAAAAAGAAAGCGCCAAGCAAGTTGCTGCACATGTTAAGGCTTTAGAAGAAAGCGCCGAGGCCCAGATCGAATACAACGAAGCCCTGCAAGACTTTATTGACATTGGCGACCCTGTAGGCGCTCTGGTGCGTGAATTCTCGAAGCAGCTTGAGTTTGCCAACAAAGCCCTGGCCGCTGGAAAGATAACCGCAGACCAGTACCAGGCCACGCTTAATGCGCTGTCTGACGGTCTGGGCCAGGCTGCTGCCGGTATGCAGGAAACCGCCGAAGAAACGGATGCTATGACAGAGGCTATGTTGGAGGGTGTTCGCATTATTGAGCGTTCATTCACCTCTGCCTTCGAATCCATTTTCGACGGCTCTCAGGACGTTTGGGAAGGGATGCTGGACGGCTTCAAGACGATGCTGGCAAACATGCTGCACAGCCTGACAACAGCACCACTCGTTAGAGAGTTGGAAAAGCTGTTCGGCAAAGGCGGCAAGGGATTTGCTGGTCTTGGCGACCTGTTCAAATCCGACACGTTCAAGAATGCAATCGGCGGTCTGGTCGGCACACTGGGCGGCTCGGCTCTGGGTGGTGGTGGTCAGAATGCGAGCATCGGGTCGGGCATTGGTGCGCTGCTCGGCTCGTTTATCCCTGGCCTTGGTACTGCCATTGGTTCTGCCATTGGTGGCATTCTGGGCGGTTTGCTGGGTGGATTGTTTGACAGTGACCGAAAACCATTATTGCAAGCATCTGGACGTTCCAACGCGGGCGCATCGCAAAGCGATACGGATTCAATCGTCAAAAGTATATTCGGTGATACCTTCCTGCGATCTCGCCGCGTGGACTCCGCAGCACTTGCTGAGTTCCAGAAGTCCATCAAGGAATTTGATGCGGCTATTGGTTCGTTCATTGGTGATGACCAGATCGGCGCGATTGCCGATGTTCTCAAAAACTGGTCAACCCAGCTCGAAAGCGAAACGCTGACCGCCGAGCAAATCCTAAACTCCAGATTTGCCGCGATGCTGACCACGTTCTCTGCCGACCTGCAATCGTTCGTGAACGAAGCGGAAGGGCTGGAAGAGCGGGTATCCAGGCTTCAGGTTGGCGTGGGCGTTGAAAAACTATTTGCCGAGCAGGGCGACATTCTGGGATCACGCACGGTCAACGAGTTCCTGGCCGTGGTCGAAGCATTCCAGACCGGAACCGAAACGATTACAGACGCATTTGTGCGCGTCCTGAAAATCCTCGACACGGTGGTTGCAATCAAGCAATCGCTGGAGGACTTTGCCGGTTCGAATCTGGGCGAAGAGTTCAACAAGATTCTGCGCCTGCAAGCCGAGTCCAGTATTGGCACGTTGACCCGATTGGTTGGCGACCTGGCTGGAGCCATGCGCGACTTTGACGGATCGC